CAAGTATCTGTCCAGCGCATCACGACATTCTTGTTCCGTTATGCTCATACTTGGACTTAGGAATAAATGCACCTGTGCTGTGATTGCGTATTCAACCATTTCGGCTGCTTGTACCTCTACGTGGTCCGTCAGTGGTCGTACGTCTTCACTGCTCAAATAATCTTCAACGGCATCTATCAGTTCTTGACTTGCTACACCATCATCTTCGGTGGACATTATAGTTATCAGCACTTCGCCTGGATCTGGTGATTGCACACTTGCTGATTTGACCCTTTGGTCCGCTGATAATGTGTGGAACAGATATGCCTTTTCTGATCCGGCAGTGGTTAATGCCTCCGCTGCCAATTGCGTTCTGTAACGCAAACGTTCATCGCTTTCGCCATCTTGACGTGTGATGCCATAAAATGCTGCGTGGTTATCCAAGTCCGTTCCGGTTGCGTATGCCAACATACACGCCTTTGCAGCCTCGTTGATTTTATTGCGGAGCAACATTTCGCGATATGCTGCACATTCCAGTGCAATGATTACCGGATCGCTTTCTACCAACGCATCGTATGTCGGATCCTTTGCCTTGAAATCCACCAGCAATTCTTCGAATATGTCTTCAAACGACAGCTGTTCGATTATCGTTGGTGCCGGCAATTGCGACATATCGATATGGTTCGGCGTCAATAAACTTTCGATATCTGTGTTGTTTGCTGTACTCATTGTATTTCAATTCCGTTTAGTGTTACGTCTTCGCCAGTAACGAGATATTTACCGGTGATGTCCAATACCAAGTGGCCGTTGTCCATCGATACAACCGTCACATTGGTTGCCTCAAATCGTGGTTCGTAATTGAATAATGCCTCCACGACATCAGCATAAATCTCTGCTATCAGTTCGCCTGTGATTGGTGCATCAATTCGTTTGAATAATCGGCTACCATATTCTCGCCGCATTATTCTTGAACCAATCGGTGTTGATAAAATGTCCGTTATGCTCTGTCGCAAATGTTCCAGGTCTGCAATGCTGCGACCTGTATGCACGTTCATTCCTTGCATTTCTAGCTCGGTTGTTCTGTTGTTGCGGTTGATGGTGTTTCGCCTGCGTTGTACGAGAACTGGTGTGTATGTGTTGATAACTTTTTACCTTTGCCCTCGACCTCGCCAGTGGCGGTTACTTTACCCGATGTTGTTATGTTGCCGGTGGCACTGATTGCACCCTTGTGTGCAACATCAACATTGAATGTAATCTTGTTTGAATCATGTGCCGGTGGTGTTTTACTGTTCTGATAAAGTGCTGGCAAAATCATCCCCATTCGCAAGTCGCCATTGGGTGATAATACCAATACCTGTTCGCCATTTTTTAATGGTATCCATGCCGCCGTACTTGGTGTTAACCAGGGCAAATATTCTGTGGTCAAGCTGCCAATTTTTACCTTTGCTTTGGCTTTCGTATAATCCACAGAGATTACTTTACCTATGCGAATTATGTTGCTGACCCTACGAAATAATTCCGAAATATCTCTTCCTTGTTCAATGCTCATTTGTGGTTTCCGTTTGGTATGTCAAAGTGAATGTCAATTTGATTGCACCGTATATGTTATTGCCTACGATATTCATGTCCGTTTCTGTGCTTTTGAATCTCAATACTGCGTTCTTTCTATTTGGCATTTCCCACCCATCAAATAACCTTTCAATGGTTTCTGCCATCGCATCCAATTTGTTATCCAAATCATCTTTACCGATGTCCACTGCCTCTATCGCAATTTCTAAATCACGAAACAAATTACCGAACCCATCAAAATCCCATCGTTCTTTTTGTATCGTTTCGTTAGTTGTATAAACTAACACCGCAGGCATGTCTTGATCGAACAATACCTTTGCACGTGATGTGAAAACATTTGCAAATTCTGTTCTTAAGTTTTCTGCGATTTGTTCTCTGATGTCTTGTCTTGCGTGTGTCATTGTTCGTGTAATACCAATTTTCTTGATCCAGGGATATGATGTTCAATGTTCATAACTTGGTATGTAACTCCCCAGATTTCTACATAGTCGCCTTGCAGTGGTTTTGGATATCTTTCTGGAAAATCTATCAGCCGAACAAACAGGACTATCTGTGCCGATGATATGTCCGCATCTGCGTTTTTCAGTTGTACCTCCATATAACTTTTGTGGAAGTCGCCTGTTATCGCAAACGGCTGATGCTGTGTGTTCTTCGGGCGGTATGTAACAGGCCGCCCGAAGATTTCCATACAGGTTTTATTAACAAAATTGTCAAAGTCAAACATCGTTACTCTGTTTTTGTTAATGTGACTTGGCATGCTTGTTGCCAGTAGCCATAGCCCACGTTGCGCCATGTGTCGACACCATACTGGTGAGCATCGTGGTCGAATTCATATTCTGAACCCTCGGCTTTGGCTTTGATTTGCACTGCCGTTTCTTCCTGACGGATAAATGCTTTCACATCGCCATCTGCTCGGAAGACATAGATTTTATCGCCAGCGATTCTTGGGTTCGCTGCAACTCCAATGTCTAAGTCTGCAAAGACCTTTACTGGGTTGCTTGCACCACCGACAGTCAATGGTGCTGCCAACGCTGCTTTTGCGATGAACCATAAATGCACTGGGACCATTACCAAGAACTTGCTTGAGTTTTCGTTCATTGGTTCGCCTTGATCATCTTTGAATCCGATGATCTGTTGGATACCTTTAAGAATTGCCTCACGCAATGCTGCCTCGGTTGGTGCTTGGACGGTTCCGACTTCGCCATTTACCGCTGCATCTTTCAAGTCAAATTCGATCTTGTTTGATTGCACTCCGGAACGACCCTCTTTGTGGTCTTCGGCGAAGAAAGATTTGCCGTCATAGCATGGCAATGTTTCGCCTTTGGTTATCAATTGGGACAACAACAATGCCCAGTGGCTGTTTGTTCTTGTCGCCAATTCGCCAATGCGAACATTGATTTGACCGGTCTTATCACGACGCAAATGCTTTAATGGAATATCCAGTGTTGCCTCGAAATGTTTGTTTTCGATTGTGATACCGTTGGATGTAAATCCTTTGGCATGACGACCACCGGCCCATTCACGCATTACTGGCGATTGACCGATCCATGCGTATTCTTCTGTGTCTTGGTCAGACGTGAAGTAGTTGGATATGGCATCAATCCATTCCATACCTGCGTTCTGATTCAGACGTTTATAAAACTGGCCGATAATGGCCCGAGACGATAATTTGTTCATTATTCACCCCCTGGGTTTTCTGTGTTTGTGTTATCTGGAGTTGTGTCGGTTCCCGATGTGTCATCAGATCCGTTTGTCGGTTCCGTTGGTTCCGTTGTCGGTTCCGTTGGTTCCGTTGTCGGTTCTTCTTCGGTTGTTGTTTCCGCAGCGGTTTCTTTTACATAGATAAAATCAAACGCTACGATTGCGTGTGCGGCATCTTCTAAACGCAATACTTTCCCGAAATAATCGCCATCAGATCCCAACGCAAATGTGTCGTCATCTGTGGCAATGACATCGCTGCCGATACTGGTTTGTGCCAAGCTTGCGATTTCCAAGCAGATTTTACCTTTGGCTTTTACATCGACTTTCTTGTCGCCTGCTTGTCCGTTGGTGTTATCTACTTCGTCTTTTGCAAAACCTAATACCTTATCGCCTGCTTGGAATGGACGTGCGTATCCGCTGCTCAATCCCAACAATTGTCCTTGGAAGATATGCACACCTGCAGCAATTGCCACAGTATTTGTATCCGCCTGTGTTTCAAAGTTACGATCTACGTTCTTTGTGATTTTTGCCATGTCTTATTCCCCTTTGTTTTGGATTTTGATTTGACCTTTTTCACGTGCAACGCAGTAGGCAACAAACGCATCTTTGTCGCCGTCAAATTCTGCACGAACTTCCGGATTGCTGTTCCATTCGTTCTTGGCTCGTTCTTCTGGTGTTGCACCTTTATTTACTTTCGCCACAGGCTTTGTGCTTGGTTGTACCTGTGGCATTGAATTAGCGGCCTTTTTCAGACCGTTCAGATAATCGCCACCTTTGGCTTTCTCTGCTTTTACGATTTCTAATGCCAACTTTTCCGCTGTCATATTTGGATCGGCTTTGGCTTTTGCCAACAGGTCTTCGTGGCCTGCGACTGCAACCTCGTCCAATGCCAACAGACGTTCTCGTTCTGCTTTTGCACCCTCGGCACGAAAAGCAGCTATTTGGTCTTTGGTGATGGCTTTTGCATCCATGCTGTTTTCTCCTTTGTTTTTGGTTGATAGTTTCTTGATGGTGGTTTCGTAATCCCCGATTTCATCGGCCATGCCAGCATTGACTGCTGCCTCGCCGACAACCACACCGCCTTGACCGAAATCGGTTTTAACGGTATCTGTTCCTACGTTGCGGTATGTGGCGACTGACTGGATAAATTCAGCCTCCAGCGCATCAAGTTCGGAACGGATTGTTGCCTCGCCCTCTGGTGTGCGTGGGTCTGGTCTTTTGTTCTTGGCATTTGATGAAACGATTTCTATTGTTTTGTATCCGTCTGCATCCGGTTGTTCCTGTACCGCCACACTGGATACAACACCGATACTGCCCAACAATGCGGTTTTCTGTGCCACGATGTTGCTTGCTGCAGATGCCAACCAGTATGCTGCCGAACAACAGTTGCGGCCAACGTATGCCCATATCGGTTTCTTTTCAGTTGCCTTGCGTATAACGTCCGCCATTTCAGATGGTCCAACTGCAACCCCACCAGGACTGTCTATATCCAGCAAGATTGCATTTACCTCTGGGTTATCCAATGCCGCCTGCAAATCCCTTGCCAGTAATTCCAATGCTGTGCCACCCATCAGAAACGTGAATACATCGGCACGTGGCGTTATTACGCCATGAATTGGTATAACTGCCACCCCATCACGAATACTCGTTGTGTAGGTGTTTACGAGGGGTTTCTGGGCAAATAAAGAGAGGCCCGATTGGACCTCTTTGAATGTTGCTGCGACCAGTTGCATTGCACTCGGTTCTATTGCCCAGTGCTTGGCGAATGTTTGTAGCTCATTCTTCATCTGTATCTTCTTTTTCATTGCTGTTCTCTATGGTTGCTGTTAATCCTGCCTCGGTCCGTAGTTTCTGTTCCTTGGCACGTTGAATGTGTTTTGTTTCCCATGATCCGCCAGTGATCTGTGCGGTTTCTTCTTCTAAGGTTGAAACACCCAAATCCACACGATATGCTGCGGCTCTGATTTCTTTCAGCTGATCTATCTGACCACGTGGTGGCCCGATCCATTCAGCACCAAGATATGCGGCCCGAACAAATGGATCTGAAAAGAACCCTGGGGCATCAAGGAATCCTTTTGCGATTGCCTCGCTTATTACCATTTCATACACAGGTTGGCAGAACTGGTTTGCCATCCATGTGCGCCTTGCACTGAATGTCTTCCATGCCTCAACCAATGCCGCCTGTGCTGCCGAATAACTTGCAGTGAAATGCTTGATCAGTATTTCAAACGGCAGTTCCAAAGCCACACCGATTTGCCGCAGTATCGATTGCACAAACCCATCAAATGATTGGTTTGGTCTTTTCGGATCTGCGATTTCGATTGCCTCGTTTGGTTGTAAATCTAAGATTGCACCAGGCGACAATTTATAATCGCTGTTGCGTGGTACCGATGTTGTTTCCGCACCAGACATTGGTACCATCGGCTGCAATCCCTCTTCGGATTCTGTCTTTACGAATATCGTAAACATTGACGATATCACTGCCGCCATTATTTCGGCCTCGGTGTATCTATCTAATTGTTTGAGGCTTTCTATAACCGGAGCAAGGTATGGCACGCCTCGTGTCATTCCTGGTCTGTTCCGGTTGAATATATGCAGCACCTGTCGGTATCCGTTTTCATCAAACGCATCCACCTTGGCAAATTCCAGCGCACCTTGGTCATAGTCATCTGGGTGGTGGTTTGTTATATGGTATGCAACTGGTGCGCCATCTTCGTCCAGTTCAACACCGGCCACGATTTTATCGTTACCGTCTTCCGGATCTGCAACTCTGTCCGCCTCTAAGATTTGGATTGTTGTGCCAAACGGATTGCCGTCATGTTCTTTGTATTTCCTTAAAGCAAACACATCGCCGGATTCCAAACAGGAACGCAGAACCAGTGCCTGCATCTCTGCGAAGTTCTGGCAACGTGTTATGTCGCAATCTCGGTTTTCGGCCCACACTTGAAATATCCGTTCTGCTTTGTTTTCCCATTCTTCCATTGCCTCATCGGTTTTCAGATATGGTCGCAATACATTACGGTTTATGTGTGCCTGTGGTTTCAGTCCAGTTCCAACAACATTGGTCACAACAGTACTGACCGCCCCGACAGCCAGTGGAGCATTGCGGAGCAAATCACGAGATCTGTCACGTAGCACTGGCAAATCGTCCAATGTCACATTGTTACCGGAACCCTTGATCGGAGCCCACGCCTGTGTCTGCCTGCGGCTTTTGCTGGCACCGGTGTAACCTCCCAGCATTGCCATCTGGGTTCGTGCCTGCCAACGTCTTAGACCTGCCTGTGGTGCGATCCAGGATATTGCTTTATCCACAAAATTTTGTGGTGGTATTTTAATCTTGTTCATTGTTCATCCGTTTAGACTGGTGTGGCCCCACGTACTGGAATGCCACCACGTTTTTTCAATGCGATTTGTTTTTGCAGATATTCCTCTCTCGCCTGCAGTGCAGATAGGTCTGCTTTCCTAACTTTTTGATTGTTATACGATGCCTCTTGAGCACCGGTTAGGATTGCTGTGATTGCCTCTTGCACCTCGACCAGTTGTTCCTCATAGGTTTTAATTCTTATCGTTGTTGTCATTCTATCCCCCGACTGCGTACGGTTCTGCCACGTGGTTGGATCGGCACTGACGGCTCAGACCCATTTTGTGGTTGAATAACAGCCACTTTACGTGGTTGTTTCATTTTCATTTCGGCCAGTTTGTCTGCACCAAGATCAAGATTCAAACGGAAGTTACGCACCAAGCCACGCAGTGCCGCATATGCATACACCCGACAGTCAAGCCCCTCGGTACGAACACCGTTCTTGCGTGGTGTCCATTCTCGGATCAAACGACCTTTGCTTAGTTTTTTAACAGCGACTTCGTTTGTTATCTGCTCGAACCATTCATTTTCACGATCCATTGGAAAGTGCCAAACGCCGGCACCACTGCTATCCTCTAAATGCAAACGACGCATCAAGATATCTTTCGCATCATTAACACCGATCAGATATACAGGCTTTTTGGTCGTGTAACTTTTACTGGCTGTTGCAGGCCAAATTGGTTTGCCAATGCCACCGATACCTTTGATGGCGAACACACCATGCAATCGTCTTGCATGGCAATAATTGATGACGTAATCCGTATAGTGACCACCACTGTCGATGCAGGTTGCAGCAATCGGCAGATCTGGTACGTCCTTACTGTGCGGATATTTGCGACTTAAAATCTCGTCTAACTGCGACCACAATTCCGGTGTGCTTGGATCGCCATACAGAACGTGATAATCAATAGACCAAGATTCTTCGCCACGACCCCAACCGACAATTTCCAATTCCAAACGGTTGTCCTGAACGTCCACACCACAGGTCAATATAACAACCTGTTTTGGCAGTTCCGGTCCCCACTTTTCTCGGCGAACCATCAGGCTCGTTGGGTCTATTGCTTGACCTGCCATGTCTTCCCAAGTCTCTGCCAATTTCGTATTGGTCCACACTTGCAGACGTGACGGATCGTCTTTTGAGTTCAGAAATTCTCTCGCTATGCTCGTCCAGCTTGTCCAGCCATGTGGCGAATATAACGATGACAAATGAAACGAAACCACACCCGGATTCCCGTCCGGATTTGTTGCTATCCATTTGCCTTTTTTAAGAATCTGTTCCTTTTGATAATCGTGCCAAATCGCCTCGCACTTTTCGCATTTATAAACTGCTTCGGTCAGGTTCTTTGGATCGAATATCACATTGCGCCAGCGCAACACTTGGTAATGACCACAGTGCGGACATGGCACATGAAAGTATCTCTGATCGCCCTCTAAAAATGCCTGCTCGATACGGCTGGCATCTTTGATGGTCGGTGTTGATACCATAAAGATTTTTCGGTTGTTGAATGTTGCGGTACGTTGTACGGCAAGGTCAACCGGATCGCCCTCGGTTCCAGCTTCATCGGGAAAGCCATCTACCTCGTCCAAGAACAAATAGCGCACCGGCAATGATCGTAATCCTATGGGCGAATTCGCACCTGTTAGAATCAGGATCCCACCCGGGAACTCCTTGATCAAAGTGGTGTTGCCACTGTCACGTGAACGTGGGCTTTTAATCCTTTCTCGTAATGCCGGACAGTTTTCAATTGCCGGATCAATACGCATCTTGGATGTTCGTTTGGCCGTTTCTGTTGTTGGATTTACAATCAGCATTGGCCCTGGTGCGTTACAGATTACGAAACCCATCCAGTTGTTTCCACATTCTGTACCGCCCACCTGTGCGCCTTTCATGAACACAACCTTTTCACAGGGGTGTGACGGCGACAGGCAGTCCATTATTTCTTGCAGATATGGTGTTCGTTCAGTGTGCCATCTGCCAGGCTCACTTGATGCAACAGTCGACAGGTATCGGTTCTCATCTGCCCACTGTGTCACCGTTAGCAATGGATCTGGTTTAAACCCCTCGGCCATTGCATAAATAACAAAACTATCAGGATTTACCTCCACCATGTAAAAAGTCCGTTAGGTTTTGTAAACTTGTTATTATTTCCTTTCGCAGAACCTCTTTAAGTTCATGGATATCAGTGATACCAACAAGGATCGGTGCGATCCTGTCCGGTATCGCCAACAATTTATCTCTGGCAACTCTGGCGGCAGTAAATGCATCAACCTCAATTTTAGAAAGTTCGACCAGTTTGCCAGATCTTTCTTCGTACTCTAGTTTCTTTAGCAGTGCCTCAAACAATTCCTTGTTGGCCCTGCTTTTTTGATAGGTAACACCAGAAACATTTTCACTGACAGGGTCATTTTTTTTAACCGCAGTGTTATTATCCCACTCTCTATCAGCAACCTCTGGATCAATTTGACCATCTGGCATTAAAGTAATACGACCAGCTGAAATGGCTTTACGTACAGCGGATTCATATACCCCCCGATGTTTTGCATAAGCTCTGATTGATAATGTTGCCATGGTCTAATCATTTGCGTTCTGCCGCTAGCTCTGCATAGGTTTTGCCAGTTTCAACGTGTATGGCTTTTTGGCCAGTGAAGTCTTCCCAGCGTTTGATTATTGTGTCCACATAATGTTCATCCAACTCTATCATTCTGCAGCGGCGGTTAGTCTTTTCTGCGGCGATCAATGTTGAACCAGAACCACCAAAACCATCTAACACGATGTCCATCGTACGGCTGGAATTGTTGATAGCCCGTTCTATCATTGCCACAGGTTTCATAGTTGGGTGCAAATCATTACTTGTCGGTTTATCAAAGTTCCAAACATCTGTTTGATTGCGACCACCATACCAAGGTGCAGTTTCGCCTTGTTTTTTTCCGAATAGTATCCATTCGTGTTGGTGCTGATATCTTGATCGTGACAACGCAAAAGTATTTTTGACCCATACGATATACGCATCAAATTTGCCACCAGCATCTTCAAATGCGTGATACAAAGTATGTAATTCACTACCACCCATACAGATGTATAATGAACCGGTTGTATACTTTACGATGTTCGTTAATGCCTTGGTTAAGAACCCTTGGAATTCATCGCCAAGATTGTCGTTCTTTATAAGTCTCGGATTGTTTGCTTTATCACTATTGTTTCTAAAGCCCTCATCGTATGCCACATTGTATGGTGGATCTGTAAACACCATTGTGGCCTTTTCGTCCCCCATCAACTTTTCATAGTTTTCTGGCAAACAAGAATCACCACACAATAATTTATGTTCACCCAGTTGCCACAGGTCGCCGATCTTGCTGACCACTTGCAGTGGTTCCACATCCGGCACGACATCTTCGGTCTCTGCCATTATTTTTTCGGATTCAAAAGTTGCTTTGATCTTTTCAAGTTCTTTGTTAGAAAATCCTAACGTCTCTAAATCAAAGTTACCTTTATTCAATTCCTCCATCGCTTGCTGTAACAGCTCTTCGTCCCACCCTGCATTGTCTGCAATTTTGTTATCCGCAATTAACAGTGCAAGCCGTTCGTCTTTGGTCAGGTGCTTCAATTGCAGCACAGGAACTTTTTCATAACCAAGTTCTTGACCAGCAAGCAAACGTCCATGACCTGCGATGATTTCATAGTTTTCATCAACCAGTATCGGATTGACCCAACCGAATTTCATCATAGATGTGACGATCTGTTGGACCTGTTCTTTGGTATGCGTACGTGGATTCTTTTCAAATGGTTTTATCAAATTGATGTCCACATACTCAACACCAAGTTGTAAATCTTTGAAATCAATATTCATATTCCTTTCCTTTGCTTAGGGTGTTCACCGTTTTGTTTTTAGGTGTTCACCGTTTTTTACAGGTGCGCACCTTATCTATTTGATTTAACGCAATAATTTATCCGAGTGCGCACCTGCGCACCATTTTTTTAGTTCTGTGTGTAGCGAGGTGCCTTGCTCGCCGTTACCCTCGGGCGATTAAGTTCCAGACAGTACCTTTTTTCTTTGGTAAGCTATTGTAAATTCTGGGAAAACAGCCGAGGAAATTCTGTCTTGGCGACACTTGACCCGATTTCGAGCATCTCAAGACGTTTCGGTATAAATGTGAAATTCTTGATGTGATACAAAATTTCAATGTTCTTGTTCTGTCTGCGTGCAATTACCATGCCGCCAGACTTTAATTTTATGATAAATGAACCAGGCTGATTGGTTTTCCGGACAGCCTTAAGGCTCCGCAGGTCATCGTACTGTGGAACCGCCAGCTGTCCGGTTTTTGCGACACGTCTGCCGCCGGTTTGCTGCAAAGATGCAAAGCCAGCCATTGTATAAACACTAGCCTGAAGTGTTTGTTTGGTGGCAGGCCGAACCTTGATTGATTTCTCAAAGTTTGGCTTTCTCAGCACGAACACAGAATGCAGATGTTGTTTGATCTGTTCCTGTGCTGCTTGTGCCGTTTGCGTTAGAGATTTCGCAGCAGTAAATAGGACATCTTTTTCGCACAGGGTCATAAGCTTGGTGTTATCCGATGATGATAATTCAAGTTTAATGATTGCCATTTTGCGTAATAAAAAACCACCTTGTCGGTGGTTTCGTATATCAGTGTCCTATTATATCGAAAATACTATGCTTTTTTTGTAAAAGTGTAAAGAGTCTATTTTTTTAACAAAACTGTTATGAGATTCTTTTTAACTGCAATCAATTCGTTTGACTATAAGATATCAGGATATTTCTGTATAGAGATTCATAAGTTGTTTTGTAAGTTTATCTATTGCTGCTTGGTAATGAGAGGCAACAGTTTGACGAGATATATGCAATTGTTTGCCTATCCTTACCCAGCTCTGGCCACAGGCATGCATCCAAACGATTTTTTTATCTTTCGTTGTTTCTATAAGATTAAACCAGCGCAAAACGACTTCCTCCCACATTGAAATTTGCTCATTTGTTGGACGAAAGTGAAGCTTAATATCATCTTTGTCATCATCCCACAACAATTCATACCATTCTCTCATTACATTCCATTTTTGTCCTGTTACCTTGGGAATACCGACTGGAGGCAAACTTTTATCAACCAATGCCGCTATATATATCCATTCAATTACTAATTCCGGTGTCCATTTGATTTGTGAAAGATTCATTGCTAAGCCTTTTGATTTATATTGTGAAAGAAGCTTTGTTTTTCGATCCATTCCAGGATATGTTTCATTGTTGCCCATTGACCCTTACGTTTTTTCTTAAATGTCCTTTCTGCTTGCTCAATCACTGATGCAGGAAACAAATTCAGATAATCCTGAAACTTACTATTACGTGCTGTTACTTGCGTAAAAGAGAAATTTTCATCAATAAAGAATTCCAACAAATTATCAACAGAGTTTTCAACAGGTCTGGAAGCATTTCCTCCTTCACTTCCTTTAATTATATTTATTTTTATTTTCTTTTTATTTTCATTTTCTTCATCTTCTACTGGCGAAATAAGTTCTGATTTAATTTCTGATTTGATTTCTGATTTAATATCTGATTTAAGATTTGAAATAATACCAGTTCTCATTTTCTGACGCTGTTGGCGCATAAATGCAACTCTTTGACATTTATCTACATACTTTTGCTCGTCTGCCTGAATTTGTTTTTTCATAAACTCCCAAACCCCGAGATTACAATCTCTGTTTGGGTACTCAAAAATGCACCGTAACAATTCAGCGCACTGTTCATCGGAAAGGTCTTTTATAAAAACTGCTAAGGCAGGATCTATTAAAATTTTCATATTATGTCCTTTAGTCAAAAAGCGATGGCTGTGAAGCCTGTTCTTTCCATTGGATCTTAAATTGAACGCAATCTTTTACTTCATTTACGTAAACTAACTCTGTACTTTCACGAATTACCGCCGCATTTCTTGTTATCACAAACCTTGATATTTGGATCCTTCCCTGGAGAAACCAAATACCACAATCCGTTATTTGCCACTCATTATTTTCATTTGTGGGAACAGCAAGACCGAAATATCTTAGCTTTTGGAAATTGGCAAATTGTGTATTATCCAATTGCATCCTATCCAACCTTGCACGACCGCCCAGCGCATTAAGACGATGTAAGCAAGATACCAATGTTCTGTTTATGGAGTGCTTATAGTCAACAATCTTGTGTCCACAAGTTGGGCAAACAGTAACGTTTTCATTCATGTCTGCCTCATTCGTCTGGATTTGCCCTACATGATGTTCCGTAATAAGTGCGTGATTTTTCGTATTTGATTATATCCGCAATCTTATACTTTACCCGACCACCAACTTTAACATACCTTGGTCCATCATTGGCAATTCGCCATCTTTGCAAGGTATCTACACTTATATTCCATCGGTATGCCAACATTTTTGGTGTGAAATATCCACCATGGTGTTTTTTATTCTTAGACATAGCGTTAAACCTCTTTTAAGTTCGTTTGACTATGATTTAACTGTATGATGATTCCTTTGACTTGTCGGTGGGGAAGCTGGCATACATAGCGGTACACCTAGGGGGCGGACGGGGGGCGGAGAGGTGGTACACCACCGGTACACCTGTGGCACACCTCGTGGTTCTTTACTTATTTCTTTGTTTTTTCTATACTGTTTCTGTCATGGCAGATAAGGTTTATCTTTGTATCGATATGAAAAGCTTTTTTGCCTCGGTTGAAGCGATTGACCGGGGGCTTGATCCATTTACTGACAACCTGGTTGTTGCTGACCCATCTCGTGGTTCCGGGTCGGTTTGTTTGGCTATTACCCCTGCGATGAAAGCCCTTGGTGTCCGGAATCGCTGTCGGGTGTTTGAGATACCCAAGAGCATCAAATACGTTACTGCCATGCCACGCATGAAAAAGTATATGGAAGTTTCCGCACAGATTTATGGTATTTACCTGCGTTACATTTCTGCCGAAGATATCCACGTCTATTCCATCGATGAATGTTTCCTTGATGCCACCCCATATCTCAAAATGTATAAAAAGACACCAAAGGAACTGGCCATCATGCTTATGGATGCAATTAAGGCAGAAACCGGCATCTGTGCTACTGCCGGCATTGGCACGAACCTGTTTCTGGCCAAGGTTGCCCTTGATGTCACTGCGAAAAAGGTTCCGGATCATATCGGCTATCTGGATATTGATTCATTTAAGAAAGAGCTTTGGCATCATCGACCGATTACAGACATTTGGAACATCGGTGGTGGCATTGCAAAACGTCTTGAAAAATATGGTGTCTATGATCTGTATGGTGTAACCCAGCTTGCACCGGAAGTTCTTTACAAAGAGTTCGGCACAAACGCAGAATACTTGATTGATCATGCCAATGGTGTTGAACCATGTACCATCGCAGACATTCATAATTACCAGTCAAAGTCGCATTCCTTGTCTAACAGTCAAATTCTGTTTGAGGACTATAAGTATGAAGATGCTTTAATCGTTATGCAGGAAATGGTGGATAATTTGGTACTGGAATTGGTTGAAAAGAATCTGGTGTCTGATGAACTGTTCCTTGGCATTGGTTATTCAAAAGATGTCCATCGTCCAACCGGAGGCAGCAGGAAATTACCAGTGCACACCTCTTCATTCAAATCCATTGTGCGTGAATTCATACAACTTTACAAAGATACAACGGTCAAAGGTGTTCCTATTCGCCGCCTGTCCATCGGTCTTGGTCATTTGTTGGATGCTGACACCGCACACCTGCAACTGGATCTTTTTGCCGATCTGGACGCAGAGAAAAAGGAAAAAGATTTGCAGCACGCACTGCTGGGTATCAAGGAAAAATTCGGCAAAAATGCCGTCCTGCGTGGGATCAATTACTTTGAGAAATCCACCGGCCGAGCACGCAATAAAATGGTAGGAGGTCACAATGGCTGATACGTCCAGAGCAAAACAGTTTATGCCCTTTGCCGCATTGCGTGGTTATTACGATATGATCCAGGCCAAGAATCGTGTGGTTGAACCGAAGAAAGAGATCGTGGCTGATGAGGCGGAACGTCTGTCTGACAAACTCAGTCAGGTCAAAAAGAATATGATGGTCCGGGTGCGTTATTATCAGACCGATGCCTATGTGAATATTGAGGGAATTGTTACAAGGATTGATCCGGAGTTCCGTTATCTGACCATTGTAAAAACCAAGATTCCGTTTGATGATATCGTCGATGTTTCCGGTGATGGAATTGTTGAAAACAAATAACTAATTGCTTATACTTAAAACATGAAATACACGAGACGGTTTATTTTAGATATGATCCAGATGGCATCGATGACCGATGCTGGCAACCGTCATGTTTCCATTGAACTGCCAACTGTTGATAAAAAGCACTACTTTGTGCTGACCTATGATGTGCAGGATAAAAAAGTCAATAGTGTTATTGAATATATCGGCCGCCGCAAACGTGTAGCCTCGGTTGATGATTTATTGAACGAGACTAATCCCACCATTCAATGATCTTTTTGGTGGCAGGTTTAATCTGTATTTCCCTTTATAGTCAGTCAATATCAAATCTTTCCAGTTCTTGTTTTTATGGAACAATGATCTAACTCGTTCTGCACCGGACCCGATTGATGTTAATAGCCGTTTCCCATACACCCATGGTTCGCCGGCCTCTCTTGCTTTCCACAGCTGTTCTATTATCTTGCCCTGGCTTACACCGAATTTCATTTCCCTGCCATGCCACAAGATGTATGTAAAATCACTTGAAAGGATTTCAAAGTCATCATCTGTTACATTATGAACTCTGTTTTCAAATTCAATGACGTTTTCGATATAAACAATAATGTCAGAGAAAACAACATTTATCTCTGACATTTCTGGGATACTTTTCCTATCTATATTGATTGCGTGTGGAGTCTGTCGGTTGCTGAATAATTCGTAGATTTCGTCTTTGCTTAAAACATATGATAATTTATTGCTTTCGTTTTCTGTTGTTGGCCTGCTGCTCTTTATCGCATTTTTGATGGCAGCAGGCCTTATACAGCATTTTATCTTGCCTGTTTCGGCCAACACCTCAATTAGACCGATTTTACATTTCCAACGATCTGCCAAGCATTCAATATCTAAATACTCGGTCTGGATGTCCAACTGTGTCATGAACGTCCTCTTGTTTTTGTTCCTCCAAAACGAAAAAGGGGTTGCCAAACCGGCAACTCCTTTCCTTATCTTTGTAAAAAAAAATACTATAATTTTTCTTGATTTCAACAGGAATTAAAACCCATAAAAATATATTTTTTGGGGTCTTGATTCTTGCTCTGTATGTAGTATAATATAGCTACTTTCCCCCCTAAAAGATTTATGTACTATATGTGCTTTTTCATGGTAGATTGTACGTCACTGTCGTACCTGTTTCGTTTATCTTAATCTTTATTCTGCGTTCTTTGTTCCGGTGTATAAAATGTGCATACAATGTTTTATTGTCTTTGCTTATTCTGGTTAGCTTGAATCCTTGATTGTTGCATTCTGTTATTGCTTGGTTTCTATTTACTCGTAGCCGGTTTGCAATCTCTGCCGCAGCTGTTACTACCTGGTACATTTCTTCATAATTCTTGTATTCTTTCAATGCAAATTTGATTTTGAATGTCATTTTAACCTGCCTTGCATAAGTATTTCTGTCTTGCTGATCCAACGATTGTTGCCGGTATTTCATAGCCCAATTTTCGCAACACAGCGATTATTTCCTGTTCGGTATGTTTCTGTTCCATCCATTTAAATGCCGGCTCTGGGCCGCCAAATAAATCGCAAAATTGCCCCAGTGATTTGGCATGATGCAATTCACTGTCCAGCGCAGCCGCATATAAGCTTTTATTCGTCATCTTCGCCACCTATGAATATGATGCCAAACCATTTCCGCATCAAGTTCAAATGACCTTCGTATGATGTTTGCGCATCTCGTTCTTGTTTGAATTCGGCGATTTCTTCGGCCGACAGTGCGAGTTTACGCATCAGGTCGTTAGCTACACCGAACAGATAGAAAACGTTGCCCTGTGGCCCCTTTGTGTCGATTACAAGGCCCGTTGGATATTTGGCCTCTACTGGCTCTTGCTTTTTGGCCCGAGCCAGTTTCCTTTCTAAATTTTCAATGGTATCCATGTTCCTTTTCCTTTGTTTAGTTTTTCTTGAATGTATCCCCACATTATTACCAATTCATTTACTGTGGTGTTTTCAGATTCCAACCACATTTCTGGTGTTTTCCAAACTTGATCGTCACCACAACCAACGCAAGATGCCACCAGTTCCCTGATCCTTTTCTTCCGCATCTCGTACTTGATTGCCGCCTTATACAATGGAACTCTGTCAATGACCGCTGTAGGTTTGATATCGTTGTAATACGCCCACCATGGTGCCAATTTCAATTTGTTCAGCATCGCTATCTTTACCACTATGTAACCCATGGTCAAAACATCTTCCGGTTCATTAAGCAATTCGTCTGCAAAATGCCGTCCGGTTTTTGAATTAAGAAATTCTATAATTTCATCTTCGGTTTTGTTACGGTACATTTCGACCAATTTCTTGACCGTCACATCCCAAATTCGCTTTGTTGAGTCTGCATCAAAATGATTTTTAACTGTGCCGTAGTATCCGAATTGCTTGTTAATTTCCACCATGCTTAATCCTCTTGTACTGTGCTATCAAATTTGATTGTGTCAGACCCGATCACTTCCTTTGGAATGTCGTAGCCAATGCTCCGTAATAAGGTTATGATTTCTTTTTCTGTACGTCCGGATTCAAGCCAGCAATAAGCATCGCTTTCGTACTGTCCTCCGATAATTTGGCAAATTTTATCCAAATCATCGTCATTGCTGATGGCGGTCCGTAATGCCGCCAAATACACGTTTTTCATTGGTTTTCTCATAGTTTTACCCCTTTGGTTGTGTTGTACATTACCGTAACAAAACAACATATCCAGTTAATAATTCGCTTATTCGCATATTGCCTCCGTTATGTGGTTTATTGCGTTAAATGTCTCTGCATCTGCCAAATGTGTGTAGTGTTCGGTGGTTGATAGGCGGCTATGTCCGGCAGCATCTTTTAGTGCATTCATGTTTTCGCCCATATTGGCCCCCATTGTGATGAATGAATGTCGCAAATCGTGAATTCGCATATGTGGCAACCCAGCTTGCTTCAATGCCCAGTTAAATGGTTTCACAATATTTGAAATTGGTTTAGACGGATCCTTTAAGCCAGGGAAAACGTATGGGCTTTGCAGTTCTTTACTTTCTTCCAGCGCAATTTTAATTTCTTCAATAGCGGCATCTGCAAGCTTAACATCTCTGGCACCGGTTTTACTGTCTTTTAAATGAAGTTTCTTTTCATCCAGCGCAACCTCTTCAATATGCAGATCCGTTATTTCAGAACATCTACAACCAGTCAAAGCAAGAACTTTAATTGCTCGGAACAGTCTTGGGTGATTATTGCTACCTTCTGCAATTCCTTTATTAAGCCAGTGGAATAATTTCTTATAACCATCTAAATCAAGAATCGTTGGTTGATATTTTTCATTTGAACCCTTTTTGACATATTTACATGGATTGGATCCACGAGGAAGATATCTATAAAGTTCGCACCATTCCCAAAAACTAGACACAAGAGATAGAACTTTGTTAGCAGTTGAAAACGATGTCTTTTCAACCCACATTGCATAAGCATCTAAAATATCTTTTTCTTCTAGATCTTCGATGTATCTATTTCCAAACAGGTCTTTGATGTATAATCGATATTGAGTCCAATTGGATTCAATCGTTCGTTCTTTTTTGTACATCTTTGAGTATTTTTTCATATATTCATCAAACATAAGGTCAAACGGTCTCTTTTCAGCTTCTTTTAATACCTGTTTTTTTACAAGTTCTACTTGCGATGTCAGTGGATTAGTTCCCTCAATGATCTGTTGTCGCCATGATCTTGCCTTTGATTTCATATCTTCAATGTTTTCAAAGTCGGTAAGCCGACCTAGAAATAAATTCTTTCTTTGACCTAAGCCCTTTATTATACATGCCAGGAAAAAACTCACTTGCCTTGTTTTAGGATAATATCTCAAATACAGACCAGGGACAGTTCCATCCGTAATTTGCATACATTTATCTGACGACAATTGTTTGATCCATGTTTCCTTAAACATGCGTTTCTCAAATACCCATTTATCTTTCATTTTTATACCTCTTTGTGTTTGTTCAACACATATCATTTCCGTAAAAAAAAGCAGATATCCAGTAGAAAGAGATATTTTTAAGCGTGTGCGTTTTCTTCGGACTTTTGATCAATCCAGTCCAACACATCACCAAGTTTATACCTTACTATATGACCAAGTTTTAAATATTTCGGGCCGGTTCCATATAAGCGATATAATGCTAATGTGTGAACTGCAATCCCCATGTATTCGGATAATCCTTGTGGAGAGAATATTCTGTTTCTTTCTTGCATGTTTTACCTCTTGGTTTTACATACATAAATTATTTAATTTTTAGAGAGCTTTCCATGCAGAAATTGCCTGTTTTATCAGGGTTTGTTAAATTTTTTTTAACATTACAGACTCTTATTTAATTTCTTATTTAAGATATTATTTAAGTATTTATTTCAATTCTTAAAAATTTGCGTATAAATGCCGTATGTAAGTTCGTTAGCATATAGTTAGACTATATTTTCAATATCATATATTTGACATACGGACTAGCGTTCCGTATGTCTAAAAAGCCCGCAAACCCGCAGAAATCAGGCATTTTTATTTCCAATTCTTATGCCTGTTAATCCGTATGTCACTGGTTCGAGTCCAGTTGCCCGAGCCAAAAATTAGCCGTAAGTCTTTGTATTTACGGCATTTATTTTATCTACCCTTACGGCAACCTGTTCCGGTATAAAGAGCCAAAAATCGTCAAAAAACACCTATTTTTTATACATTTTATATACAAAATTATACATTTGTTATACGGGAAAATTTTTATATATTTTATCAACAAGCGCTACACCAATATCAGCAAGGCTTTCAGAAGATTCGCAACACCCCTGACACACGGAATTTTCGTCCGTGTGTCACCAGTCAAAAATGACTTTTTTGACACAAAAATCAACACGTTATATTAAAAAATGCCAAAAACACTAGTCCGTGTGTCGCTTCGTAAAAAATCGCAGATTTCTGGGATTTTTATTTTTAACTGACATACGGAATTTTACATTTTTTATACAATTTTGTTTATATCAGATAAAATTGATGCATTTTTGGGATACATTATGGGATACAAAAACTGATTTTTTTGTTTATACATTTTTATACACCGCAGAAATCCAGCTCTTTCAGCACACTATTTTCTAATTGACATACAGAATGCTACTCCGTATGTCATTTTTTGAACAAATGACTGGACAATCTTTGAAAGATATTGATGAATGCAACAACCTAAAAAGGATTGTTGATGAAGTACAAACATTTTCGAGAAATTGAACCCAGTAACAAAACTGACTTTATCATGCTCTACTTCGCAGCATGCCGATCATTACACGAGTTAGAGAACGCCATACGCAGAACTAACAACGGCAACCTAACCTGCCGGCAGACGTGGTTGCTCCGCCGCATCCA